TTCCCCGCGATCTTCTGCACGGCCGCCACGAGTTCGTGGTCGTAGATGCGGCCATAATCCGGGCCGGTGACGGCGCGCAGTTCCGTGCGCCCGTCTTCGGTTTCCAGCGTCTTGATCTGCTCGACGCGGTGCGAGGTGAGCCCGTATTGCAGGTTGATGCCCGCAAGCGGCGCCGGGAGCTGGCGCAGATAGGCAGCCGGCGCGCTGACCAGGCTGGCGAGCTGGCCGAAGCTCCAATGGGTCGGCGCGACCGGCGCCTCGGCGTCGGGCAGGATGAGCGCTAGGTTTTCCGGATCGTCGCGATGGGCTTCGACGCGGACCGCCGCGCTCTCGACCGTCCGTGTGCGGCTGCGCTCGGCGCGGGTTTTCACAGAGGCGTAAAGCTCCGACAGGGACAGATAGCGCTCGTCGTCGGGCCGGGAAAACCATTCCGAGGAGACGCGGCCGATCCGCTCTCCGCGCGAGATATCAACTTTGTAGCCGCCGCTCGCGTCGCGTCGGCCGTCCAGGGTTTCAAGGTTGGTCATGGGTCAATCTCCGCGACAGGCCGGCCGGGAGCCTCTCTCTCGACCTCCAAACCCGTCACGGCGAAAGCCGCTGAACTCTCACTCTCTGGGGGCGTTGCGGGGTCTCCCCGCAGAAGGGGTAGGCCGAGACCTGGGCTCGGACGCAGGGGAAGGCTTTCCCCTCCCATCGATGTTCAGGAGCAGTACGAGAATATGGAAAGACCTAGAGTTCTTTCACCTCCTTCCGTAGAAGCCTAGTCGTTTGAGGCTGGGTACTGGGGGCGCGGTCAATTGATAGTCGCCCATGAGGCGCTCGCCGATGACGACAAACTGACCACGGAATCGCATACCTTTGCTTGATGCGGATGGAAGTTTGCGGAAGGAAATATCATTGCCGCCAGGCGCCTGGTGCCCCCCTTACCCTGCACCCATCCCCCATGAGCACGGAGATCACAGTGGGATGACGCGATAACCATGATACCCGGATCACACGCGCGTAAGCGCAACATCCTGAATTAACAGCGAAATCTGAATTGTCCGATGTCCAACTCGTAATCCCAACCGGCATATATATGTCGAACTCAGGGTATCAATGCGCAATATTGAACCCAAGCTCAGCGTATTCAGTCCGACTTAAATCCTGGCAGCGACACAGATGTTGGCCTATCTCTTGGCTACGGAAAGCGGACCCACTAGCCCATCAGGGTTCCAAGCCTGATAGACTGATGGTCCGGCCGGCAAGCACGTTTTCCTAGGGCCAGGCGTCCAAACCCTGGCCCGAAGCTAAGCTGGAGTATATGCGTGATGGCAGTTGGAAGCAAAAGAACGAAAGCGAAGATCGATCGGCGCACCCGGCAACTCAGGGACAATCTCTGGCGGGATGCCGGGTCGCGGATCTGGGAATATGAAAAGAGTGATGGATGGCTGAACGTTCCCAGATCAATGCCAGTGATCATGCGCATCCTGGACAGCCTGACGAAGGGACAGCCGGTATCGTCGACCTATTTCGAGCTGTGGTGCCGGACCTACAATAACGGGTTTGTCACGGCGAGCCGTCCTCGTGAGATGGCGTTCTTCTCAGGATTTGATGGCGAGCGCGCGCAGCGCACCTGGCTTTCGCGCATCCGCCGCCTGCAGGAACTCGGCTTTATCGACATCAAGGAAGGTCCTAGCGGGCCGGTGAGCTACATCCTGATAGAGAACCCCTACACGCCCCTTCGAAAGCTGCGGGACGACGGGATGATCAACGATCAGCTTTGGAATGCGCTGATGGCGCGGATGATCGAGATTGGTGCAGAGGACTTGGATGAGCCACTCGCCGAGGACGAGGAGGAAGAGCCGGCCAGCAAGAAGGAAGATGCCTCGAAAGCGCGTGTACGTCGCGTCAAGAAGACCAAACCACGGGCTTTATAGTTCGCTTTCGGGGCGCCAACAGGATTTACGAGCGACTTCTGAAAGCCCGCTCCGGATAGGTGGCAATATGTACGACATCATTTCGCAGGAGCTGGTTGAGCCCGGTGGCGCGAAAAGATTTCTCGGTGATCGAACGAGGTGCCGATATTGCGGCGCGACGGATGCGATCGCCTTCGGGAAAGCGACCAACGCCCATGCCCTTCCGGTCGCGTTCGGGAACCGGACATTGTTCTCGCTCGATGAATGCAAGGCGTGCAACACCAAGTTCTCGGTCTATGAAGATGCGCTATGCAAGGCGGTCGGCCCGTTCCTGACATTTGGCGGCGTGCGCGGCCGGAACGGCGTGCGCCAGACCGGACAGACCGGATCGAAATCGACCGTGCGGCATAATGTGGTCGCAGGAAAGCGTCAGCTTAGTGTTGCCTCTCACGGCGAGGCCAACGAATTGGTCGGGGTCGACAAGGCTACAGGTTCCCTCAAACTGACAATGCCGGTCGAGGGTGACATCTTCGTGCCTCGCTATGCGTACAAGGCCTTGGTGAAGATCGCTCTGTCGATGCTTCCGCCCGAGGAGTTGCCTAGGTTTGGGAAAGTGATCGCCAGCTTGGCGGAACTGGACGCCAAACCACATGGCGGCGTTTTGCAGGTTGGATTTTCTTATGCCTATGTCGGGAATTCTCCGCCAGCGCTTGCGGGGACCCTGTTGCGCCGGCGTGACCACCAAGCTCACGCACCCTACATGATTTTCGTGCTGATGGCCGGATCAGTCTGCTTCCAAATCTGGCTGCGTTCGGACGAACTCGATGACCACGTCCCGGAGATCGGTCGGCTTGGCGTTCGGTTTTCGGCGCAGCTCCCGAAACCTGAGGGCGGCTATCTCCCGATCCAGTTCAGCGACCTGCTCCAGTTCGACTGGTCAGATTTGGTGCCACGATCGCAACCCTTCGAGGCCTTTGAACTGACATTTAATCCAAAAACGACCGAAGGGATATTGAGACCTGTGCCACGGTCCGGGGGAGTTTAGATGCTGAAATCGACGCCAGAGGAAACCGAGAACGTACGGGAGTATTTTGAGTGGCAGGCGCCTGACCTCGAAATCACCTTCATGCAGAAAGTCTATTCGGAATCGGTGCTTAATGCGCGCCACCACGTCTGGGACATTCACACGAACAAGGATCGATGGTGGGTCATTACGGAGCCGACGAACCTCTATTCGCAAGACCAGTTTCCGAACATGGATCTTGCGCTGACGTTCCATATCGGACTCTGCCTGCGCATTCCGCGCACGCGCGAACAGCAGGTAGACGAAAAGCGCATTTTGCCGTTCGGCACCGTATTTTCGAAGCTGGGCGACGTCGTCGACGCCGTCACGCAAGCCCAGAATCTGGCTGACATTCAAGCGGTAGGCGTTCGCTGTCGGGAAACCCTGCTAGAGTTCGTCGGCGTCGCTCAGGATGCTGCGGTATGGACGGACGACCCGCCCAAGCGCGCCGACTTCCGGTCATGGACGGAAGTCATCTGCAACGACTTGCTGCCCGGCGGCTCAAACAAGGAGCGGCGGGGGGCGATCAAGAGCGCTCTTGAGTCCGCCTGGACGTTTGCCAACTGGCTCACCCATGCAAAGTCCGGCACTTGGAGCGACGCGGACATGGCTTGCGGTCTCACCCAGCATGCAATCGGAATGGCGGCCAGTCTCGTCGTTCGTGCATTGCGCGGCGTACCTTCGGCGTGTCCGGAATGTGGATCGCCGCGCCTGGAACCGGAAGAGGGCGAGAATTCGGCGGCACCAGGAATCTTGTGGGAGCGCCCGCGTTGTTCAGACTGTGGCTGGACAGGGCGACCGGTGCCTTTAGCAGAGCTTGAGGAAGGCGTATCCATCATCACCCGCGAGGGCGAGACCACCGACGATCATTCGATCATGACCGTTCCCCTTCGCACGATTGTGGCACTTGGAGACCCACCAATTCTGCCGTTGCCCGAAGAAAAGTCGGAAGCGGCGCCGTCGCTTCTATATTTTGCGTATGGGTCGAACATGTCGACGGAGCGTCTGAAGGCCCGGACGCCAAGCGCTCGTGCGCTCGGAACGGCGCTTCTTTCAGGCCATGTCCTCCGGTTTCACAAACGAAGCAAGGACCAGTCGGGAAAGTGCGATGCCTTCGAGACGGGCGACGACACGGATCGCGTTATCGGTGTCTTGTACGCTATTGATCCGGCCGAGCGTCACAAGCTTGATGCCGCCGAAGGCCTCAACAAGGGCTATCGGGATGCAACGGTATCGGTTGTGGACGCCCAAGGCCGACGCAAGAAGGCTCTGGTCTATCTAGCCACGCCTGATTTCATTAATGACAGCCTCAGGCCGTACACTTGGTATAAGCACCATGTTCTGACTGGTGTATTCGAACACCGCCTTCCCGCCGACTACGTGATAGAGTTTGTCGAGTCCGTAGAGGCGCAACCTGATCCAGACGAAGAGCGTGACCGGCGGGAGCGGTCGGTTTAGGGGTGAAGGTTCCAGAGCTTTCGTCTCGCTTGTCTCGAACGGGAGCGCCAATCGTGCGCGTTCATCCCGGCCCTCGGTCTTGGCTATCTGCGCTTGTATTGCCTCGTACCTGGATATTGCCTGCTCGTTCGTCCGACGCTTTCGAAGGCCAGTACACCCTGTTTGCTTCCATTCCCCGCAGATGAATCAGGGGCAGTGCCCGTGTAGCTTTGCCTTTACGCTGAATGCCCTGCGTGATACAAAACCTCACACTATGGATGTTGAAGTGCAAGAATATATATCGATGCCCCGGACCCGGTCTCAACGCGAGATAGCCCGCGATCTCCTCGCGACGCGTGGGATTATGCGACTTGCGGAACTCAGAGAAGCCGGTGTCACCGCCGCAACCGTTAGCCGCATGGAAAAGGACGGCGAGGTAATCCGGCTGGCGCGCGGACTCTATCAGCTTCCCGACGCAGAGCTCGATGCAAATCACAGCCTCGCTGAGGCGGCCAAACGTTTTCCCAAGGGCGTGATCTGCCTTGTCTCGGCGCTCGCCTTTCACGAACTCACGGATCAACTTCCGAAGAAGGTCTGGATGGCGATCGGCCGAAACGATTGGACGCCGAAGCCAAGCGACATGCCGATCCGCACACTGCGCTTCTCGGACGATCTGCTTGCCGACGGCGTCGAGACCCATGTGATCGAAGGCGTGTCGGTGAAGGTGTTCGATGCTGCGAAGACCATCGCCGACTGTTTCCGGCATCGTAGCAAAATCGGGCTCACCGTAGCGATTGAAGGCCTGCAGGAAGCTCTGCGCCAACGCAAAGCCACGCCCGCAGAGATCGCGAGGGCTGCGGACACAGGTGGGGTCGGTACGGTGATCCGCCCTTATCTGGAGGCGCTGACCGCTAATGGCTAAGGAGATCAAGAATCTCGGCGCCTCGGTGCGTGCCCGCCTCCTCAAGCTCTCCAAGGCGAACGGACAGAGCTTCGATCTGGTGCTTACGCGCTTCGCGTTGGAGCGCCTTCTGTTCCGTCTCAGCCAGTCGCCGCATGCCGACCGCTTCGTGTTGAAGGGCGCGATGCTCATGATGAGCTGGTTCGACGACCCGCACCGAGGGACGCGCGACCTCGACCTGTTGGGCTTCGGCGACCCGAGCGAAGACGCGATGCTGGCGACCTTTCGGGACATCCTCAGCCAGGATGTCGAAGACGGTGTCGTGTTCGATCCGGAGACGCTACGTGTCGACCGTATTCGTGAAGAGCTCGACTATGGCGGTCTCCGGCTACGCGCCATCGCCTCGATTGGCGGCGCCCGGATCAATCTGACAATCGATATCGGTTTTGGCGATGCGCTGCAGCCAGGGGCGGAAGTCGTCGACTATCCGGTTATGCTCGACCTTCCGGCGCCGAGGTTGCGCGCCTACGCGCGGGAGACGGTTATCGCCGAGAAATTCCAGGCGATGGTGGCCCTCGGCCGGGCGAACAGCCGGATGAAGGACTTCTACGACATCTGGATTTTGAGCCGGTCGTTCACCTTTGAGGAGGACAGGCTGGCACAGGCGATCGCCGCGACCTTTGCACGGCGCGAGACGGCGATTCCGACCGAGCTGCCCGATGCGCTTACGCCGGCGTTTGCGGCGGACGAACAGAAACAGAAGCAGTGGCGCGCCTTTGTCGAGGACGTTGCAGTTGATCCAGGGCCTCTTGCGCTGGTTCTTGAGGAACTCGCCCGCTTCTTGATGCCACGGGCCAAGCGAGCAAAAGAACTTGGCTAATAGTGGTGAAGTGGAGGAGTGCACTGAGGAAAACACTCAGGAAGAAAAGGAATAAGGAGGGCTCATGCTGAATCGTGGATCGGAATGGCGGAGATGGGAGCCGCATATCCACGCGCCAGGAACGGTCATGAACAATCAGTTCAACGGCCAGAACGCTTGGGGCGATTATCTGACCGCGCTTGAGCGAGCCACGCCGGTCATCGAGGCTGTCGCGGTCACTGACTATTACGTGACCGATACTTACGAAGAGGTGTTGCGGCACAAGGCGACTGGCCGCCTGCCCAACGCCCAGCTCGTCTTTCCGAACGTGGAGCTCCGGCTCGACGTGGCGACGGCAAAAGGCGGCTTCGTCAACCTCCACCTGTTCGTCAGCCCTGAGGACCCGCAGCATCTCGAAGAGCTGCGGCGTCTGCTATCGCGCCTGCAGTTCAACGTCATGCAGGATCGTTTTGATTGCACGCGGGCCGATCTCATCCGGCTCGGCAAGAAGGCCGATCCCAATATTTCGGACGAGCGGGCGGCACTGGCCTATGGGGCCAACCAATTCAAGGTCAACTTCCAGCAGCTTCGTGAAGTGTTTTCCGAAAGCGGATGGGCGAAGAAGAACATTCTAATCGCCGTGGCCGGCGGCGCGACAGACGGCACGTCTGGCGTGCGGGAAGCCGCCGATCAGACGATCCGGCGCGAGATCGAGGGTTTCGCCCACGTGATCTTTGCGGGCAGTCCGGCGCAGCGCGAGTTCTGGTTGGGTCAGAAGAATCTCGGACCTGATGAAATTCGCGCCCGGTATGGCGGCCTGAAGCCCTGCCTCCATGGGAGCGACGCGCACAAGCTCGACGCCGTGGCCTCGCCGTTCGGCAATCGCTTCTCTTGGATCAAGGGCGGGCTGGAATTCGATTCGCTTCGGCAGGCGTGCATTGATCCCGACGGGCGCGCTTACGTTGGTGAACAGCCGCCGCACTCGGCCATGCCGTCGCAGGTGATTTCGCACGTCCGGATCGATAATGCGGATTGGGCGACAACACCCGACATTCCTCTCAACCCCGGCCTCGTCGCCATCATCGGTGCACGCGGATCAGGAAAGACGGCCTTGGCGGACGTAATCGCGGCGGGTTGCGACGCGATCACGCCGGCCGGGTGGGATGCAGACGAGAACATCAGCCCGTCATTCCTGGCGCGGGCGCGCAAGCTTGTCGGCGACGCAACGACGACGCTGACCTGGGCTGCTGGTGCAACAGTCACACGCGCACTCGATGGCAGCGACGCCAACGGCCACATGTCGTTCCCACGCGCCCGCTATCTCTCGCAGCAATTCGTCGAGGAACTCTGTTCTGCGAAAGGCGTCGCCGACGGCCTCGTCGATGAGATAGAGCGCGTGATCTTCGAGTCGCATTCGCAGGACGATCGCGAATGGGCGCTCGATTTTGCCGAGTTGCGCGAGCAGCAGACGGCCAGATTCCAACAGGCGCGTGAGCGCGAAGCTGAGGCGATCGGCGACATCTCGGATCGCATTGCGACCGAGTTTGAAAAAGAGAGCCTTGTTGCGACTCTGGCCACCCAGGTCGGACAGAAGAAGAAACTGATCGCCGACTACACCGCTGATCGCGCTAAGCTCGTTGTGAAGGGAACCGAGGCGCAAGTTACCCGACACACGCGGCTCAGCGAAGCGGCGCAGGCGCTCCGCAATAGGATCCAGGCTTTTGGCAACCAGCGCCGCACCTTCGTCGCTCTGCAGGATGAGGTTCGCAGTATGCGCGCTACCGGGGCGCCAGAAATGCTCCGCCAAGCTCAGGCGCGGCACGGCAACAGCGGTCTCGACGCTAAGCAGTGGGACGAGTTCTTGTTGATCTACAAGGGCGATGTCGACAAGAGCCTCTCCGCATACATTGCGTGGGCGGATGGCGAGGTCAGCAACCTCAACGGCGTTCCGCCACCGCCAGGCGACCCGAACGTCGCCCTGATCCCTGATACCGCTGATCTTTCCGCACTTTCGCTCGCACCGATCGCCGCCGAAATGACACGCCTTGAGGCGCTGTTTAGCGCCGACAAGGTCGTCCGCGATCAATACGCGGCGCTAACCAGTCGCATCGCGCAGGAGAGCTCTGCGCTCCAGACTCTCGAAACCCGGCTCGCGGACGCGCAAGGTGCGGCGGCGCGACGGAAGGATCTGCAGACTGAACGCGATGACACCTACGGCCGGGTGTTCGAGGCAATCATCAACGAGCAAAACGCGCTGGCCGGGCTCTACGCCCCGCTGATGGCGCGGCTTGCAGCATCGTCGGGTACGCTCCGGAAGCTCAGCTTCTCGGTTCGGAGGATCGCTGACGTTCAAGCCTGGGGCTCGATCGCGGAGGAAGAACTCCTTGATCGACGCAGGACAGGACCTTTTTACGGTCGGGGTTCTCTGATCGCGGCTGCGACGGAAGCGCTCAAGCCCGCCTGGGAGATGGGGTCGGCCACCGAGGTTCAGGCGGCCATGACGGCCTTCATGGGGAAACACCTGAAAGACCTGCTTTCACATGCACCTTACGCGCCGACGCAGCAGGCCGAATTTAGGGCTTGGTCAAACCAATTCGCAAACTGGCTCTTTGGCACTGGTCACATCGCCGTCCGCTACGAGATCTCCTATGACGGCATCGACATCCGAAAGCTATCGCCAGGCACTCGGGGTATCGTTCTGCTGCTGCTCTATCTCGCTCTCGACGATTCAGACGACCGCCCCTTGATAATCGACCAACCGGAGGAGAACCTCGACCCCAAGTCCGTGTTCGATGAACTTGTGGCGTTGTTCATCGCCGCGAAGGCTAAGCGCCAAGTGATCATGGTCACTCACAACGCCAATCTCGTCATCAATACCGACGCAGATCAGATCATCGTAGCGTCCGCAGGGCCACACCCCTCCGGAGGCCTACCGCCGATCACTTATATGGCGGGCGGCCTGGAGAACGCCGACATTCGCAAGTCCGTCTGTGACATCCTGGAAGGTGGTGAGGCAGCATTCCGCGAACGGGCGAGACGGCTGCGCGTGAGGCTGGAGCGATGAGGTTGCACTCCGCGTCACTGATGAAGATGCCCGCCGTGTGGGGGAGATTGGAATGAGGTTCGTCGTCAAATTCAGGTCAGGCGATTCGCCCACGACCAATCGTTACCCACATGCAGTGCTAGTTCAGGATAACTGGGATGATTATGGTTACAAGACCACTTTTCACGTCACGCTGCACATGTCGGCCGATGAAAGCTACGATCTCGGCAGCATCAAGATAATCGAGGCGGGTCGAACCAGCGGCTACACCAAAATGCCCAGGCGGTCCTTTCAGGAGTTACCCACCGGCCATGCCTCGCTAGGTGCAGACCTCGACTATTATGAGACAATCTATAAACTTGGTCGTGACGTCTTCGAACCATATTTCAGAGGTCTTCGAGATGTCGCGTTCGACGACGAGATCAAGGCCAGCGTCGAAGACAGCGAGGCCTATCAGGTTTCGCTGCTGCGTTTTAGCGGCGCCAAGCGGACCATAAATGATGCCGCACGGCTACTACGTGCTCCTACCCTGCCAGCGAAACGACGAAACGCGGGTTTCAAGGTTAAGTTCAAGACGCGGGTGGCGCGACACTCGAACGCCTTCACGATCGACTTCGATTTTCGGCGACGTGGCCGGCTGCCGAACCGCATCAACGCCCTGATTGGTTACAACGGGACGGGCAAGACCCGGCTGCTCTCGAACCTCGCCATCGTGGCGAGCGGCTACGGTTACGGGAGCAAAGAAGATGTGCTGGACAACGCGGCGGGTCGGTTCGTCGGCACCGCGCCGCCCTTCAAGACAGTGGTCGTGGTGTCATACAGCGCGTTCGACACCTTTGTCATTCCAGGACGCACCGAGGGGGAAAAGGAGAGGCTCCAGGAGAGCGGAGAAATCTTCGGATACGTCTATTGCGGTCTTCGCGAGCGATCGGACGATGACGCGCCGGATGGTGAGCAGGCCTATCGGCTGCGAACTTCGGCGGAGATCGAGGCAGAGTTCCTGTCGGCGCTAAAGCGCGTCGGTCAAGCCGACCGCCTAGAGAACCTGCTGGAGGTCTTGAAACCGCTCCTTCGCGACCCATCGTTTCAGCGCATCGGATTGACCCAACTCTACGCCAATCGCGATGATGAAGAACTCGGGGAGCTTTTCCGTGGACTGAGCAGTGGTCACAAGGCTGTCCTCAAGATCGTCACCGAGCTCACAGCGCATATCGCGGGGTCGGAGCCGACACTGGTTCTCATTGACGAGCCGGAAACTCACCTCCATCCGCCGCTGCTCGCCGCATTTCTCAAGAGCGTGCGGGCATGTCTCGAAGCCTTCGACGGCTATGCGATCATCGCCACACACTCGCCGGTGGTCTTGCAGGAAACCCCGGCGAAATATGTCCAGGTCCTGCGCCGAACGGCGGACCAGACCCGCGTCGTAGCGCCGAGCGTGGAGACGTTCGCGGAAAGCATCGGCGTCATCACACAAGAGGTCTTCAATCTCGGCGACGGCTCGACCGATTGGCACGAGACGTTGAGAGCGCTGGCGCGTCGAAACACGCTTGAGGAGATAGAGGAGGCGTTCGGTCGCAAGCTGGGCTTTGCGGCGCGCTCCTACGTTTTGAGCATTCGCGACGAGATCGAGGAGTAGCGGATGCGCTCGGCCCCGCTGCTCCCCGTCGATGCGACGGATGTGTTCGATGATATCGCCGCGGCCAAGCGCCAACCGCGGCGCGGCCGCATGCAGGCGGCGCGCGGTGAGGTGCTCGCCGCCTATCAGGGCTACGAGGATGCAGTGCCAGAGGTTGGCGGGCTGGATGAAGCCCAGCTAACTGACCCGCAGAAAGAGGCGATGCGGCACGCGTTCACCGTAGAGACCAAACCGATGACGACGCTCCGGGGTCGCCTCCTAAAGAGAATCAGCGTCGCGCGGTGTCCGTTCTGCGGGATCAGCGAGTCCTCGACGCTCGACCACTATTTGCCGAAGGAGCAATATCCAGAGTTCTCAGTGTTCCCGAAGAATCTCGTGCCGAGCTGCGCAGTCTGCAACACGCGCAAGCGAGATCGCATTCTGGACGAGGGAACAAACGTACGGATGTTCCTGCACCCCTGTTATGACGTGATCCCAGACGTGGCATTTCTAGCGGTGCGAGCGCGTATGGAGGCTGACGCACTGATTCTATCCTATCGTCTGACGAGGCCGGCCGGGATGTCGCTTCAGACCTTCCAGCATCTGCGGTCGCACTTCAACGAGCTCAACCTTGCTGACCGGTACAGACGAATGGGCCTCGAACATTTGGGAGGGCAGTACCCGGCGCTTCGTCGCGCTTTTGGTTCAGGTGAAAATGCGGAGCGCGTCGCGCAGAAGCTGATCGAGGGAGCGGAGGACTTCGAGGAAGTGTCAGGCCCGAACTACTGGCTCGCCAAACTTTATCGAGCCCTAGCCGGGAATGAAGATTTCTGTGACGGCGGCTTTGAGGCGATCCGAATTCAACCTCAACCGCATTGATAGCAAGGTCCATTCGATGAAGGGCGATAACCAACCGCCGAATCAGGCACTGCGCAAGGGCATTGATGTGAGGAACGGCGGCGAGCCGATCCTCCTCACGGGTGTCAATATTCACGCCATCCTTGCGGAGTCAGCCCGCGGCGGCGAGACCGCCAGTGCATGGACACGGATTGTGGCTTCGTCTGACCAGAAGCTATTCCACGACATTGTAGGGAATCTGGTTGCCGCTGTTGAGCACTACGCGCGGCAAGCCGGCTCTTACATCCAACTCGCCATGGCCAATACGGTTTTCTTGGTCATTCGGCCGGATAATTCGGCGGAGCTGTGGGTGGATGCAGCGGCGGTGATGCACGAATCTACCTTAAAAAGACCCGGCTCGCTGGCGGCGGGAACAGTACTGTACGAGAATGACATCGCGGACGTTCGGGGGATGTGGTTTCCGCTGGTCGAGGTGGGATCTCAAGATCGTATCCTTTGCATATTCCGCGAAGGCTGGCGCTTCGGTCTCCTTTTCGACGGCAACTCCAACAGTGAGCTATCCATCGCCGATGCTAAACGGGACCTGGGTACCCTATATCGCCGGATGAAGTATGCCGACCTCTACGCGGCCATTGCCCACCAACCCACTTTCGGACACCTAGTAGGGGCTGGCTGGTTTCCCTTCCTGGAGTTAATGAGCGGCGAATTCGGCAAGCTGGTCTCGATGTATCAGTCCGGGTTCGAGCTAGACGATGAGGAAAAGGCGCTCGTTGCGAAGTTTGATGACGCCCGCCTGGCCCGGATGTTTGAGCGCTGGATGCAGCGGCCCCACCTGAAAAGTCGGGAGATTATCCTTCAATCCGCTGTCGACGCCTTCAAGATGCGTGATCCAGTGTCGGTTATTAAGAACGTACTCACCGAGATTGAGGGCGTTCTGGCGGACGCGTATTTCCGGACGCATGGAGAGCACACGAGGAAGCTCAAAAAGCTTTTGGACTTCGCTGTTGAACTTGCCGCAGAGCGAGTAGGAAAGGATACACTGTATTTCCCTACAGAGTTCGCGGCCTATCTGCGCGACTACGCCTTTGCTGACTTCGAGCGTGGTCGCGACGGCGGCGTCGCCTCGCGCCACGCTGTTGGTCACGGGGCTTTGACAGCGGACCAATACACTATGCCTCGCGCCCTTCAAGCTCTGCTGACGCTGGACCAGTTCGCGTTCTACACCTAAGCGTCGCAGACCGTTCGTTACTGATCGCCGCACCTCGAAAGTATTCTTGTGCATCCTGCGATCGAGCGGCTAGCTCATACGAGCTGGCGCTAAGGCGTTTACCAAGTTCTTAGTCAGCAGCCCTCGCGTCACTGAGCATTTGATCGATCGCACTTTGCCGCGACTGACGATCCAGCGTGTATGTGTTGCGCCTGAACTCGACGCCTTCAAGTAAGGCTTTCACATAGCCGGACACGGTGTCCGCCGCCATGATCAGTGTAGAATCGAGTGTGTGGACGTATTTGCTCGTGACTGATCCCTTGGCATGACCGATCAGCGCGGCAATCGTGATCTCGGTGAAGCCCAGATCGTTCGCGATGCTGGCGAAACTGTGCCGGAGCACGTGAGGTGTGACGTCCCAGAGCGGTGTGTCCTTGAACAGCTTCTTCCAGCTCTGCGGGAAGTTTCCGACCGCGTTGTCGATGCCCTGGCCGGGAAAGACGTAGGTGCCGGTTCTCTGAGGCCGCTCCTCCTCTAGATACTCCACGACGGGGAGCCCAACCGGACGAACCGAGGAGCCTTCCTTGCTGTCGATCAACCGCAGGCAGCTCCCTTCGAGATCGACCTCGCTCCATTTGAGATTGACGATTTCGCCGCGCCGGCAGCCCGTCACCGCGATCAGCCGGAGGATCTCGGCATGTATCCTGTAGCGGTCGCTTCCCTGCGCCTCCCTGAGAATGCTGCCTAGAACCCGATACTCGGCTTCGCTGAGCCGGCGGTCGCGGACCTGATATTTCGGTTTGCGGAGGCCATGCGTGGGATTGTGCTCGATCACCCCAGCCTCGACTGCGTATGAGAAGATGCCGCCAAGCAGACCCATCGTTCGGATCGCGGTTCCGCGGCCGCCGCGGACGATGGCCTTGCCGCGGAGCTTTTCGGTCTTCACGGTCACGCGCGTCTTGCCGGCAATGATGTCCTTCATCAGATTGTTCATGTCCGGCTTGGTGATGTCCCGCACACGTCGTGCCCCGAGAAGAGGAATGATGTGCCTGCGGATACGGCCGACATCGGTGGCGATCGTGGTGTCCTTCTTTGGCCGGCCGCCTTTTCCCAGGATGAGGCCAGCTTCCATGTCGGCGATATACTGCTCGCAGAGCTGCTTGATGGTCAGCGCCTTGCGATCTTCCTCGCGTTCTTCAGCAGGATCGCCGCCATGCGCGACATGTCCAAGCAGGGCCTTGGCTTCGCGGCGGGCGGTCTCGGGCGTCCAGGCGCCATGAAGGCCAATCGTGTAGCGACGTGAACGGCCACGAGAGCGGTACTGGACGATGTAGCTGCGCTTGCCCGAGGGATAGACACGAAGACCGAAGCCCGGCAGTTCGTCATCCCAGATGACGTGACCTTTGCTCTGCGGCTCGGCGGTCTCTACGAACCGTTTGGTCAGTTTGGTCATGCTCCCGTCCCTCGGAAGCCCCGATTTCGAGTAAGCACCACGCAAGCACGCGGGCGGAAATCAAGGCGTATTCTCGGATAGAGACTTCGGAGAGCGGATTCTGAAAATCAATAATTTTCAGGTGGTTATCGTGCTCTGGCGTGCCCTATCGTGCAATTCGGATAGGCCCTTAGACCAGCTCCGAAGGCAGAGGCCAGAGGTTCGAATCCTCTAGGGTCCGCCATAAACTACTTCAAACCCCTTATTTTTATGACGGAAACTGCTTCACATTGCCGGAGTTTCCAACGTGGTTGCCAACAACCATGCTTCTTTTGTTCGCATCGCGGGTGTAATGGCTGACCTCGGCCAAAGATTCATGCCCCGTCCATGCCCCGATTTGGTGCGGCGTCCATCCGTTCTCAGCAAGGATCACGGCGCGGGCGCGGCGCAGGCCGTGGGCTGTCCGGCTCTCTAGGCCAGCATCGCGGGCGGCACGGCTTACAAATTGGCTCAGAGCCTTCACAGATCGGCCCTTGCCCGTGGTCGTCAGGATGAATAGCAGGTCAGGGGATGCGGCATCCAGGAACAAGCGGCGATCAGCCTCCAAATACGGGGCAACGGGCGCGGTGATCGGCACAACGGCTGTGCCCCCTGTTTTCTCTTGCACAAATTCAAGCACGCCGTCGCTAACGTGCTGCCAGCCTATCACAGCCGCATCAACGCAACGCGCAGCGGTCCAGTATATCACCTCGAAGGCTTGGCGCTCTGGCGTGCCTACAGGCCAGCGCTTACGAAATGCTTTGATGTCGTCTGGCGTCCATGTGCCGTGCGGTGTGGCCTTTGTCTTGCCGATCATGGCATCCTTGGCAGGGTTGTCGCTGCGCAGGAACTCAGATTGCGCAAAAGCGAAGATAGCCCGCCAGATTGTACGCTCTCCCCGCTGTGCGCCGGGGGATACCTTGCGAATGGCTTTGTTGACTAAATCGGTCGTCAGCTTGTCGATGGGCGAACTGCCGTACTGAATGGCGATCTTCTCAAGCCTGCGCCGCCATACCTTGCGGGTGCTTTCCTTGCGTTGTTTGAAGTCATTCGAGGCAATGAATAGCTTGATCGTGCTGGCAAGCGTCCCGTCTGTCGGGGCGTAATGCTCGGCGTCCACATAGGCCCGCAGAAAGTCGGGGTGGTTCTCAGGCAGGTCCGGCAGTGACACGAATTGCCCCCTTACGCGGCGGTAAACGTATCGCTTGCCGTTGGGCTTCGTGACAACCTTGATGCCCTTTAGTCGAACGCCTTTTGCCATTCCTCTACGCCCTCCGATTGCTTTTTGCCATCATACGGCAGGTTGTCCGCGTAATCGTCAAGGTCCAGGCGGTCATATAGGACGTTGCCGCCATCGCGCCGGACGGGCAGGCCCTTGGATTTCAGCTTGGTTACGCTCATGCCAAGGTAGGTTGCGGCGTCGTGGATCTTCATTAGTCGTGCTTGGCTCATTCTGCTTCCCCCTTTGGCGAAGATGCTCGGTGCTTGAGCTTAGCGCGGTATGCCACCGCCGCAGCCATATCTTCATCGGTGGCTTTGCGCTCTTTGTGGCAATGCTTGCAAACCCCCTTCGTGTACTCAATCGGGTACGTGAATGATGGCTCCCACTCGTGATCTCCGGTGTTAAGGCAATCGGCAGGGATCGGGTGGTAGTCAAAGGTTATCACCGTTTCAAAGACAAACATTTTGCCGCAACTATGACACTCGTGTTCGTGTCTGGTGTCTTCGGAATATCCATGCCCATCATCATGGCAGACTTCACATTCAGCTTCGCAATACGGGCAATTCATGTCGCTCATGCCTCCCCTCCCTGTACCCCGAAGGCCGATAGGATGGCGGCGGTGTGGTGGGCTTGCGCGGCGGCTTTGGCGGCTTCTAGGGGGCGATCACCTCCAAAGTCTGCCAAGTAGGTTGTGCCGAATGAGGCGTGTAGCAAGCGTCGGATTTCCCGCCGTGGGGTGCTAATATCCTCAATCACATAATTCCCAGCGTGATGGCGCTTTCCACCACCTAACCACTCCAACGGCAGAACTCGCCCCGGCATCGCGGCAATGATGGCGTCGGCAACGTCTGGCGAATTTAGCACGCGCCCCTCGTCGTCCCCGACAGCCGCATCGTAAACGACAGAGGCCAGTTTTTTACGCAGTTCACTCATGGGGTGTCTCCTGTGTGGTGGGTAGGGCGGCGCGGGCATAATCAACGGCCTTGTCAAAATCATCCGCCCGCATACTGAAAAGAGCGTCTACGTCAGCCTTGCCCTTTGACGGGTGGCGACGTGCAAACCTGCGATACGCAGACGCAGCGCCCGCGAGATTTGCCGCAGTCGGTAGTAACGCCTCCCGCGCGGCATCCCGCTCCGCCCGCAACTGCCGCACAATCCCCGCCTCCGGGCTGTCTGGCCCGTGCCTATGCTCCCAAAGGTGCAAGTGGCGGTCTATCTGGGCTTCGGTCCAGTTGGTCATTGGCTGTCCTCCGCAACACGCTGACAGCCAACAGGTGTCAGAAATTCAGCACCAACTTCGCGCAACATGTTCGCCGCGTCATGCCGTAGTGGTTCATCCGCAATGTGCCAGCGTCGGAAAAGCTGCCGCCAGAAACCGACGCGCTCAAGAGACATGTTGTGCAGGATTGAAAGCGCACGTTGCTGTTGATTAAAGGTCACTGGCTGTCCTCCGAGATAGCGCGTAGGGCGGCGGGGTGGTGCCGCTCTAGCCATGAAACGATGTTTTCGGCGTAATCTATATCGCGCACATCCATTTCGTGCGTCTCGCAGATGATGCTCTCGATTTCATCCACGATGTTTTCGCGGTCTTCGGCGGATACCTTCGCCGCCTCCTGCGGCGTCATGGCGTCACATCGCTGCCCCTCGGATACTAGGCGATCCATCCCTGCCTCTTTCATGGCAGCGATAGCCTCTGCATCCGCGTGTTTCTCGGTGCGCAGAATGGCGTTCTCGGCCTCCAACTCGGCAACCCGCTCGGCTTGGGATTGGTACACCTCAACGCGGACATATTCGCCATTTGTTGTCGATCGCATGCTGGCGGTCACACCGATCATTCCGCGCCAATCTTCATGTAGGTACGGCGTGAACCTATCTACCCGATCAGTCATTGCTTAGCCTTCCGTAGCGGGCAATCGCGGCCCTGATTGCAGTCTCTGGTGCATCCGCTGGCAAACAGCGCTTGGATGCGGTTAAACAGCTTGCTCATGTGGTTCTCCTTTGGGTGCCCCCTGCCAAATTGGCGCTCGACAGGGGGCGTTTTGCTCGCCCGAGCAACTTCCATAGAACAAGCGCCCGTCGGGCTTATTGTCGCCACTAGTTCGCTGTGGCCGCGTTATCCCCGGAGCGGGAATCTCAGTAATCGTCGCTTTCGTCAAAATAGCTGGCGTCAAATTCCCAACCTTCGATCTGTCCATCAGCGCCAATGTTCATGATGATGTAATCGCCGTAGCCGTTACCTGCTGGGGAAAGCATAGAGGGCACGTACCCGTCTTTTTGGGTGACAGCTTCCCCGCTTTCTTCGAGCAGAGAATAGATGCCGTCATCGCAGACCTTGTAGTGAGTGGTTGCGATAGTGCCGCCGGGCCAACCTTTGATCTTGCCTGTATCAAGGTCAATCTGGATGTCCCAAGTCTCGCCTTTGGCAAAGGGCATCAGGTCGCCGTCAGCGTCTTCTTTGCCGTTTACGGTGGCGTCTTCCCAGTACCTAACACCGCACACCGCGCGTAAGGTCTTCACTTCCACGTCCACTTTTTTAGTGATGGTGATTTGCATTGGTTCATTCCTTCGGTTGGGTTAAAAATCAATCTCGCCAAGCATCGCCGCGACGGCTGCGCGGGTGCTTGGGATAAAGCCGTAATCCGGCCCGTTTCTCGCTTCCCACGCCCTCTTGCTCTTGTGGTAGGCGTTCGGGCCTTCCTGGTGGCAATCCCAATGGCAAAGCGGGATCGTGTCACGGTCGCCGCTCTTGCGCCCCGCCGCCGGTAGCTGGTCGTATCCGTGCGGCTCGTCGGCAGGCGGTCGGCTCTGGCAGTGGTGGGCGTCATTCGGGGGCGGTGAACCACAGATAACGCAGGGAAGTTGCTTAACTGCGGCCATGTATGACAGGCCGCATTGCCCTTTTTTTGTTGACCGGTGGGCGGTTCGTTTCTTTGAAACATTTCTTAGGCCTTTCTTAACTCTCTTTGGCTTCGGCACCTTGAGGCCAAGCGGGCCACGGGGGGATATCTGGTTCATCGCTTATCCTCCGGTTCGGTCAGCACAACGCCAAGGCGCGTGAAGTGCGAGTGAACAGCGTCGAGATATTTCCGTTTCTGTGGGCTGGTCATTTGGCGGGTCACTCCGAAGTCAAACGGCACCATCATCAGGCGCAGCTTTTGCTCATAGGGCAGTGGCCGAATTACGGCGTCATACTCGGCGGCGAAGTGTTCGTTCTCGGCCTTGAGGATGCCCACGCCGAAGTGCAGCTTGCAGTATCCGCGAAAGCCCTCGGCGGTATCGGTCCCCAGTTGCTCTGCGGCTTCCAGCATCCAGCGGCGCTGCAACCTGTTCTGCTCTGCGCTGCGCCCCTTGCCTGCCGCGATGCTGGCTGTGAAAGGCAGGTCACGCGCTTTTAGCAGGGCGATCAGGCTGTCTAGCTGCTGCTGATTGGTCACGGTGCGCGTTGCCATCTAGCTGTCCTTTCCGCTTGTCTTTCGCTGCAATGATGTCGGGGTCGCGCTGATACGGATACGCGAGGTTATTTTTCCACCAGCCTGCAAGGTCGCTCAGGCTGGTGAAGGCGTTAATGCGGGCGATAAGCCGCGCTTTCCCGTGAGGGGTCAGAAGGGCACCTCGTCTCCGAGGTCACGCGATCCGCCGTACCCGCCACCAGACGCGCCGCTGTCATAGCCGCCGCCAGACTGACCGCCGCCGCTATCCGAGCCGCCACCGTTTCCGTCCAGCATCGTCAGGGTGCCGCCGAAGCCTTGCAGCACAACTTCGGTGCTGTACTTGTCCGCGCCGGATTGGTCCTGCCACTTGCGCGTCTGAAGCTGGCCTTCGATATAAACCTTGCTGCCCTTCTTGAGGTACTGCTCAGCAATCCGCACAAGGCCCTCTTGGAAAATCGCGACGCTGTGCCACTCAACTTTTTCACGGCGTTCCCCGCTGTCGCGGTCTTTCCATGTCTCGGAAGTGGCAATCCGCAGGTTGCAGACCTTGTTGCCGTTCTGAAATGAGCGCACTTCGGGATCGCGCCCCAAGTTCCCGATCAGGATCACTTTATTCACACTGCCAGCCATCAGCCCAATGCCTCCATATACATCTGCGTCACCGCGTCTTCTTCTGCGATTTCGTCCTTGCTGCGTTTACGAAGCGCCAGGCACTTGCGTATGATTTTCGGCTCGTAGCCGCGCCCCTTGGCTTCGGCCATTACGTCCTTCACCTGATCGGCAATGTCTTTGCGATCCGATTCAAGCCGTTCCGCCCGCTCTACGAACTGTCGCAGCTCGTCGGCTGTCACTCGGTAGGTTTCGTCTGTCATGCTGCTTGGTCCTTCTGATCTTCTTCGGTTTCTTCGAGGTAGACGTATTTCTTGGCGTCAGCGTCGAACTCCAGTTGCAGTTCCTTGGCGCGTGCGACCAAAAGCATCTGCACGTCACGGCCTGCCTTCTTTGCGCGAGACAACAGGCCGTTAATGCCTTCTGCGTCCTTCACTTCGGGCAGGGCGGTGTTGAACCACTCCACCTCAGACTTGCGGGCGATCTGCGCCTCAGAAAGTGCGTTCAGGCCGTCTTTCACCTGCGCGATGATGCCCTCTAGGCAGGTGCTAAACTCAGGGGCGCTGGCGTCAGGCAGGCCGATATCGACAAGGTTCGCGGGGTCTTTGCCAAACGAGGTTTCCGTTGGCGAAAAGACGAGGTGCCGCTCTTTGTTGTAGATGGAGATGCGGGCGATCACGTCGCTGTCGGTCAACACCAAGTCTTTTGTGCCGCCGGAGATTTTCAGGCGCTCTTTGATCGTGTCGCCATCGGATTTTTCGTCCATATGCGAGATCAGGACAACGTCTTTGCCGAAGCCGCGCAGCATCTTGAGGTATGCGCTAAAGCGCGCCCCAAGCTGCCCCCAGCCTTGCTGGTTCAACGCCCCGCCATACCCCAGCTTGGAATTGCTGCGAAGAATGTCTTGGGCCAAGAAGTCCAGCGCCTTGCCAACGGTATCAATGATGATTGTGTCAAACTCGGCCACGTCAGCGGCGGTGATGCCTGCCACGTCGCGCCAATCGTTCACTTGCACAACGTCTTTGCGGTCAACGGCGCGGTATGCACCTTTGTCAAAGTCCAGCATCAGCGGCTTAGATGCCGTGAACGCGAGGCTTGTCTTGCCTAGACCGGGCTGCGAATAGATCGTCAGGCACAGCGTTTTGACTTCGATCACCTCGTCGGCGTGTGTGATTTTCAGTGTCATTTGTCCTCTCCTGCCGCCTTCATGCGGTCGTCATATGCCTGCACCAGAGCGCGGCATCGGTTTACGAATGGGGTAAGCTCGGCCAGATCCCAGCCATCGCCCATGCGCAGGGATTTGGTGACGTATTCCAGCGGCGCGAGGCACAGGCTAAAGAACGCGTCCTTGCGGCCAAACGTCTTGTTGGGGGGCAGGTCGTTCACTTTGCTGCCCCCACGGTCACGCGGGGCGGGGTGCGCGTCCAATCGCAGGACGCACGGCCCATTGCCATTTGCAGATACACCCACGCGGCGATTGTGCGGTATTCCCAGTCTGCGGACCCGCGCTTGAACGGGCGGCGATCCATCAGTTGCGTCAGGGCCATACCGCGATATCCGGTGGGGCGCTTGAACTGTGCTTGGTCGTGCATCATGCTGTTAGCCTCCGTTGAATTGCGTTACGTGCTTTGAAATTCGGGTAGTTGCGGGCCAGCCTGTCGATATCGTCGCAAGCCTTCCGCAGGCGCTCGTAGGACGTGTCGGGCAGGTCCGCGTCGACCTCTGCGGCCAGCATCACGTCGGCCAGCGCTTCATTGGCGACGTTCAGGGCGGCTTCGAGGTCTAGCATTTGGCGTCTCCCATGCAGTCAGGGTGGATTGCCTGCGCTTCGATGAACTGCGATCCTGCTGCGGTATAAGACGCGGCGAAAACAGCGATTGCGATAACGGTCAGTCCGATGATGCCAAGGAACACGTCGCGGATGTTCTGGCGGCGGATGGCGCGGGGGCTGCGTAGGTCAGGGCGCATGTCAGCCCCCCTTCGATGGGGAGAGAGTGAAGTTAAAATCACCGTCTGCCATCGCGTCAAAAACCATTTGGGTGGTAATGCCCGCCGCCGCTTCAACTACCTTGGTGTTGATAATGTCACGATTGGCGCTGACCGCCCGATTCATTTCAATCTGACCAGCGCTGTCGCTCTTTTCCCAGACGTTTTTGGGGCGGAAAATCGTGTGTAAAGAGATTCCCTGCATCACGGCCTTGACGCGCTTTGCAATTATCTCAGCGATATCGCCCTCAACGGCCTTATCAACTTCTTCCCACACCATCTTGTGCGCTACGTTGCCGAAAATCCGCTCGTGGTCTTCGCGGAATTTATCAAGGCAGTGTTCTTTGAAGGCTTGTCGCGCGATGCTCTTCATTTCATCTTCGTCAAGGTAATCTTTGGTATCAAAGGTCATGTCACATTCTCCTCGTGGAACTCTGCGCTGTGTTCGGCGTCTCGGATGGCCTTGCGCTCTATCCGGTCGAACTCGTATTTCAGGTCGTTCATGTATTGGGCATCGGCCTTGATGCTGCGAAGGATGGCGAGGATGCGGCGGATCATGATGCACCTGTCGCGGCACGGAAGGCGGCATACGCAGTTTGCATGGCCTGCCAATCGTCGGGGTTGTCTGCGGCGGGGCGAGACGCATACTGTGCGTAAGCCTGTGCCATTTCTTCCGCAGCAATCAGCGCAGCTACGGCGGCTCGGCACATGTCGGCACCACATTCACCATCCAATCCGGCGGCGTCGTAGCTTTCCGCTGCTTCTAAAAGCTGGTCCCTGATATTCATATCGCCACCCCGTCTGCGATTGCCTGCGTCTGTACGTTCTCAATCCGGTTCACCGTCTCCCAGCCAAACCACGCAACCGCGCCGTCGTAGCTGTAGATCACAGCAGACGTGCCGGTCATGACGCCAACCCCGATAAGGTCAGCGTAAAAGCCGCCGTGGTCGTCGCTGGTGTGCCGAAAATACGCGGTCACAATTGCGCCTTCCTCGTTCTCAACCTCGTCAGCCCAGACATCGGAGATATCAGCGGTGCTGTCCTCTGCGGGCATCTTGTCGAGGCGTAGGCGAGGGGGCCGAGAGAGCGGCGGGGATATTTGCGTTTGGAAGCTCATGACCGATACCCCGCAAAATCCTCAAAGTGCTTTTCGTATTCACGCTCCAAGAGCCGAAAGACTTCTGCGTGTTCACCGCCCCGCAGGTAGTCCCTGACGATGGGCCAGATGTGTTCACTCGCATAAAGCGACGTTCCATCGTGCCAGCACTGACCGCCTGTTACATGGCAGTTGGTGTGATGGGGCGCTTGATTGCCGCCCGATGGGTCAAAGCAGTGATGGAACTCAAGACCACACGAAGGTTCGTATTCATCATTGCGGGACAGAGAGGCATGGAAGTGGATGCCGCCGATTGGCCCGCGCAACTCCCAGCTATGCCGAACCGATGTGAATGGTTTCGTCCATGTGTATTTGTGACCTGCGAAACGGCTCATGACGCGGCCTCGCGGGCTTTAACCATGGCGTCGGCATGAGCGAACTTATATTCAGCAATCAGCTGGAAATCGTCACGTGGTGCGGGTTTGTGAGGCTCGTTGTGCGGGTTCCTATTCCGGTCGATCCCGCGCTGCACACTGATCCACGCCTCGGAAGGCTCTGGTGCATGTGCCGCGAAGTAGTCGCGCAGGGTCATACCCTCGACGTGATCGCCGCCTTGCTCTGGGTTGCCCCATGCTGCGGGGAATGCTTGGGGGCCGCTCACGACGCACCGCCAATCACCGCGTCGATAACATGCGGCTCAATTACCCATGAGGGCGTGATCAGCTTAGAAGTGGGGGCGGGGCAGGGCGCTGACGTGCCCACCAGAAGGCCGGTAGCGAAGGGCTTGACCCGCGCCACGATCTGTTGGGGCGTGGCCGTCTTGCCTGCGCTGTTGCTGTAGAAATGCGGGGTCATTGTCGTTCATCCTCGTGTTGTTGTTGAGAATGAAGATAGCGATAAACACTACATCAGGCAAGCGATAAAATAGAGATAAACGCTACAAAATGAATTTTCATCGCTACAACGCGAGAATCGCTATGCTATACTGCACGTGTCGACGCGGGGTCGGCGCAATAAAAAACCCCGCCGGAGCGGGGTCATTTCGGATAAGTATTTCAGCTTGGTTGATCTGCTTAGCCGCTGGTGAAGAGAGCCGCGATCTCAGCCCGCATTATAACGGCCACGATGCCCAGCACATAGACAGTGAGCCATTTGTAATCAATCTTGGCGTCAAGCTTGGTCGAAATCTTCGCGAGCTCTACCTTGATGTCCGTCAAGTCAGTTTCGATTTTTGCTACTCTGTTTTCCAACATATCTGAACCACCACCTCCTCCGCCACTATGTGATGGTTCGTTGCGCTTTTGCAAGTCATCTATCTGGCGCATTATCTGATCAGGTGTTCGGTTTTGCTTTGTAAAGTCGCTTATGTTGCTACTCATGCGTCCACACTTTCTTCGTCTGGATAGTCGCCAGGTTCTCTGTCGTAATCAGCAATTTTGCGCAAAACTTTAAACGTTTCCCTTATCGATCCGTATGCCTTTGCTACTGCTTGGCTGTCTCGGTCCTGAGCGGCGGTTAGAATATCTATGTCTTGTGTGGACAGCTTTGCGATTCCGAGCCGTAGAATTTTCACCTCAAACTCAAGAAGTTGAATCTCGGCCTCCATTTTATCGACCTTCAACTGCAATAACCTGAACTCTTGGTCGCTCATACTTTTCTCCCATACCATAGAACTTTGCCAACTACGGTTAGATCATCGAGTTTTGCCAGTATCGGCGGGTACGCTTTGTTGTCCGAAATCAGGTTCACAAAGCCATCCTGCGCAGCCATGCCCGCCCGCTTGACAAGCAGCGTGTCATTGTGGCGCAGCACAAACATCCCTTCATAGCCCATGTGGGTCTTTGACATGTCGACCAGCACAATATCGTCATCCAGCAGGGTTGGCTCCATAGAGTCCCCCTTCGTGCTTATTATCACCAAGTCTTTCGCTGAACCTGCGGTCAATCTCTTCAAATAATCCGGCGGGAAAGCGAGGCTGTGGGTCTGCTCCTCATAGTCCACCAACGATCCAAAACCTGCGCTGGCCTGAACGTCATAGACTGGAACGAGGGTGGTGTTCGGGTTTTCTGGGCCATGCTGCGTCGCCTTGGATCTGTCCTCATCGAAGAATGCCAGAACCAACGGTATCTCATTAGGCTGCACGCGTCGCAGGCCCTTTAGAACCTTCGATATTTTGTCGTTGTCGATCCCCATTGCCGCAGCAAGCCGCGCCTGCTCGCCGCGATCCCCCGTCATCCGGGCTTTGATCCATTCGCCATCAATCACATCCATGCCCCATGTGTAGTCATTTTCGCAACGTCCTTAAAATGGTGAAAAACGCTACAATAGAGTTGACTAAAGTAGTGATTATCGCGATATATGCACTATGGAACCAGCACACAGCATTATCACCGCCCTTGGAGGGCCGACCGCAGTAGCCGATTTAGTCGGCGTGCACCGCACCCGCGTTTCGATGTGGAAGTGCTCGAAAGAGCGCGGCGGAACGGACGGGCTTATCCCGATGAAGCACGCGATTGTTTTGCTTCGGATCGCCAAAGAACGCGACATCGAAATTGGTCCCGAAAACTTCTTTCCATCCGAGGATAGCGGCAATCCAGCGACTGCGGCCTGACCCCTTCCGACGATTTTTTGTCTGTCTTTTCCATACCGAACAGATGGGCGCGAACCCCACCAACCCCAAGGAAACGAGGTTGCCAATGACTGACCTACGCAAGCTGGTAAACGCTCAAATAGCCGCGCTG